GCATATAGTGGAGCAAACACTGATGTGAAAATAACACCATGATAAGCAAGACCCCAGATTAAGGCACCAAGTCCAACTACTCCCCCGGCAATAACAATAAATGGTTTCATCTGTTTTTGTAACTGAAGTCAGTATACAATAAAAAACCACCCCCGTCAAGGAGTGGTGGTCAGTTTAGGAAGTGGTTTAGAGAGCATTTCCTCTAGGCAATACTTCTTCTGGGAAGATGAAGTTTTCATGGGGTTGATCAGCAGGTGCTAACCAAGCACGTAGTCCTTCATTCAATAGGATGTTCTTGGTGTAGAACGTCTCAAACTCAGGATCTTCTGCTGCTCTAATCTCTTGACTCACAAAATCATAGGCACGAAGATTAAGAGCAATCCCAATGATCCCAATACTTGAGACCCAAAGACCCATGACAGGAACAAACAGCATAAAGAAATGCAACCAACGCTTATTGCTAAACGCAATGCCGAAAATCTGTGACCAGAAGCGGTTCGCAGTGACCATCGAATACGTCTCCTCTTCTTGAGTGGAATCAAATGCCTTGAATGTGTTTGCCTGTTCACCATCTTCATACAAGGTATTCTCTACTGTAACACCATGAATGGCAGAAAGCAATGCACCACCTAGGATACCTGCTACACCCATCATATGGAAGGGGTTGAGGGTCCAGTTATGGAATCCTTGTAGAAACAACAGGAATCTGAAGATTGCTGCCACCCCAAAGGACGGAGCGAAAAACCAACTGGACTGACCCAGTGGGTAGATAAGGAATACGCTGACAAAGACAGCAATAGGACCAGAGAACGCAATAGCATTGTAAGGACGGATACCAATGAGACGTGATAGTTCAAACTGACGAAGCATGAAACCTATAAGGGCAAATGCACCGTGGAGAGCAACAAAGGCCCAAAGCCCTCCAAGTTGGATCCACCGGACGAAATCCCCCTGAGACTCAGGACCCCAAAGTAGAAGAAGAGAATGACCCATAGCATCAGCAGGCGTTGACACAGCCGCTGTAAGGAAATTAGCACCCTCAAGATAGGAACTTGCCAACCCGTGGGTGTACCACGACGTAACGAAAGTTGTGCCAGTAAGCCAGCCACCAATTGACAAATAAGCAGTGGGAAGAAGTAGTAATCCAGACCAGCCCACAAAGACAAAACGATCCCGTTTAAGCCAGTCATCCAAGACATCGAACCATCCCCTCCCTGATTGTTGTAATGTTGAAGTAGTCATAACTCCGTAATAAACTTATGCTATTTAGTTTACACTTCTTTACAATTGGTGTCAATGAGAAGTTATACCTACTTTTTGTTTTCGATAGAGTTGAGGCCAAGTGTCCCGAATAATCTCTGCCAGTTTATCGGGTGTTGATGAACTAATCACAGACCCTTAACAGAGTTCCAGTCTTGCTGAAACTGCTCCAGACCTTGATCCGTTAGAACATGATTATACATTCCCCAGAATACTTTTGGTGGAATCGTACAAATTTCTGCACCAGCATCAAAGCATCTTCCTACCTGATGAACATCACGAACTGATGCGGCAATAATTTTAGTAGTACTAAAGTGTTGGTTATAGAGACTGGCAATAGTCTGAACGAGTGCTACTCCAGAAAGAGAGTTATCGTTCATTCTCCCTACAAAAGGAGAAACGTATGCGGCACCTGCACGACGTGCAAGGATTGCCTGACCGGCAGAAAAGATAAGAGTTACATTAACCTTCCTCCCAACAGAAGCAAGTGCAGTACATGCCTTCAGTCCTTCTACAGTACAAGGAACTTTGATTGTAACATTCCAGAGTCCTTCAAATTCCATTGCCTGATCAATCATCTCCTCGGCGGTATCAGCAACAACTTCTGCTGATACGGATTCAAATTGATTACTCATAGAAGAAATCTCTTTGATAACTTCTACAGGATCACGACCACTCCTTTTAATTAGAGTAGGATTAGTTGTGATACCCTCAATCATTCCTGTTGTGTTTGCCTTGCTGATTTCATCAATATCAGCAGTGTCTAAAAATATTTTCATTAAATATTTACAAGTACCCTATCTATCACATTCTTATATCTGGATATTTTGGATGTGTTATGAATCCCTGATTAGGTAATTCATTATCATTCCAATGTCTTACTGCATTTGAAACGATTGCGATATTGGTAATTAGATATGTAAGAAAAACAAGTGTTCGGATGATGGCAACAATATCAGATTCTCTATCACTATCCGATGCTTTCTGTCCAAGTGCTTTAGACCATAATCTCCAGAAGGATTTACTCTTTTTCTTTTTAGTCATATTCGACCATTAAAAAAGGACTCATCAGAGTCCTTATTACATTAATATTTAGATGAGACCATATACACTATTCCCTAAGAACCTCCCGACATATACGTTTGCATGATGACTGATTATCATCACACTCAATTAGACAATTATAATAATCATTGATTAGATCCGATTCCTCTATACTTCTGTCTAGGGTTTTACCGAACCTTTTAAAACTTTCTTTCCATCCTGCTAATTGATTATAGGATATAAGATTATGCACAATAACCTCCACGAATAAATTTACTCATAATAAAAATCGACTTAGTTACACTTTGCTCAACTCCTTAATTCTACCATTATTTAGAGCATTTGTGTGTAAATCAATACAATTCAGAAACAAAAATTTATGCCTACGAGTTTATACTTAGGCATAAAAAAAGAGACCTTAAGGTCTCTTTCTTGTTATTCAGTTTTTCTAACTAACTCAACCAACTGAAGGTGCTGTAAGTGCAACAGGAGTTGACTCAGCAGCAGCAAGATCGAGAGGAAAGTTGTGAGCATTTCGTTCATGCATAACTTCCATTCCAAGACCGGCACGGTTCAATACGTCTGCCCATGTGTTGAGCACACGACCCTGACCATCAAGGATAGACTGGTTGAAGTTGAAACCGTTCAGGTTGAATGCCATCGTGGAGACACCAAGTGCGGTGAACCAGATGCCAACAACGGGCCATGCAGCAAGGAAGAAGTGCAAGGAACGTGAGTTGTTGAATGATGCGTATTGGAAGATCAAACGACCGAAGTAGCCATGTGCTGCGACGATGTTGTATGTTTCTTCTTCTTGACCGAACTTATAACCATAGTTCTGTGACTCAGTTTCAGTCGTCTCACGAACGAGTGAAGATGTAACCAGACTTCCATGCATAGCAGAGAAAAGAGATCCACCGAATACCCCAGCAACACCGAGCATATGGAACGGGTGCATAAGGATGTTGTGTTCTGCCTGGAATACAAGCATGTAGTTAAAAGTACCAGAGATACCAAGAGGCATAGCATCGGAGAATGAACCTTGACCGAAAGGATAGACGAGGAATACTGCACTCGCAGCAGCGACTGGAGCAGAATATGCTACACAGATCCATGGACGCATACCTAAACGGTATGAGAGTTCCCATTCACGTCCCATATAAGCATAGATGCCGATAAGGAAGTGGAAGACTACCAATTGGAAAGGACCACCGTTATACAACCACTCATCGAGTGATGCTGCTTCCCAGATTGGGTAGAAGTGGAGACCGATTGCGTTTGAACTTGGGACAACTGCACCAGAAATGATGTTGTTGCCATACATGAGTGAACCTGCTACGGGTTCACGAATACCGTCAATATCGACGGGTGGTGCTGCGATGAATGCAACGATGAAGCAGACAGTTGCTGCTAACAGTGTTGGAATCATCAGTACACCGAACCAACCAACATACAAACGATTGTTAGTTGATGTCACCCACTCACAGAAATTCTGCCATGGGGATGTAGATTGTTGCCTTGAAAGAGTTGTTGCCATTGTTTTGAACAAAAAAGTAAGACCATCAGGGGATGGTGGAGTTACTATTTCCCAGACACCCTAAGTCTGGGATATGAAAGACGTGTTTAGACACCCTAGAGGTCTTGGTTTGGGGGGTGTTACGAACAGTTAAGAAATGTCTTGATTTCATAACTTGCTGATGTATTTAGTATACTACGAGTTTTCGTCCTTGTCAACCCCCATGTTGGGAGTGTTTTGAGGTGGTGTCCCGAAGACCTCAATATTATAAAGCATAAAAAAAGACCCGTCAAGGGTCTATGCCAGTTGTGTGATTGGATCGTTAATCATATAGACATTAGTCAAAGTTTCTTGATATTGCCCTCCAGTAATAATACCACTCACTTCTGATGGATATGTTGGCCAAGTTATAGGAAAATTATCTCCATTAGGCAAATCTCTAAGTTCTTGTCTCCAAGTTCTAAACTCTGTAGTAATAGCAACATTGCATTCAACTTGCTTAATCACATACATATCGGATATATTAAGAGCATCGTCTCTCATTTCTCTAACAAAAACATATCTCTTACTCTCCTGTTCAGTATCATAAGAACTGATAGTATTATTCCATTCTGTTGATGTCATAGATGAGACACCAGAAGAAGAATATTCAGAAACATTGAAATCATCAGTTGCAGTACATAAAAAATATGGAATACCGTTATCGTAATTTAATCTATGAACAATATTAATTCCAGAAATACTAGATGGTTCCTGATATGAAGTTAATTGCTCATGATATGTTGCATTATTTGTTGCACCAACACCAGTCGTTTTATGAATTAAGTGAGATTTAATATACATGATTATGCCAGTTGTGTGATTGCGAGTGTACTACTAGTTCCTTGAAGTGATACTGTTCCTAAGTTTGCTAATCTTGCAATATAAATACTGACTTGATCATTAGCACTCAAACTTAGTGTAGTTGCCATATTTATAGATGACTCATTATGACCAGAAGCGCTTCTAATATAATTATTTGCCGAAATTTCAGTTTGTTGTGTATTATTAACGGCAAACTTTAATCCAATATTAGATCGTTGAACACTTGTTGTTATATAAAAATTAACTTGAACTAAATATATTCCATTATTTGGAACCACTACATGACTTGATGTTGCAGACCAAGTTCCATTGGAGAATTGTGGTGTTGTATTAATCCATGAAAGTTCAGCATAAA